TGATGAAAATGGTTCAGGTGCAACTGATTCACGAGTTGGGTTATGGCGTAGCACTTCTGCAATAACTTCAATCAACATTTCAGGTGGAGATGGCAACATTGATGCTGGCACAACCGCCACTCTCTATGGCATAAAGAGCGCCTAGCCTATGACCGCTAAAATTGCAGATTACTGCACATTAGATGATTGTGATAAACCTTATCGTGCTATTGGCTATTGCCAAATGCACTACCGCAGATTCAGGCTTTATGGTGATGCAACAATAAAGATGAACATAGGAATCAAGAAAGATAAAGGCGGTTATGTTCAGGTAAGAACTATTCCTGGAGATGGCAAGTTTGGAAAATATACTTATGAACATCGCCTAGTAATGGAACAACTGATAGGGCGCACTTTAGTAAAGGGTGAAACAGTCCACCATAAAAACGGTATTCGTAATGATAACCGACCAGAGAACCTAGAACTATGGTCAGAGGCTCAACCATATGGGCAGAGAGTAGAGGACAAAGTGGCACACGCTATTGAAATCCTGCGACAATACGCACCTGAGAGGTTGGCATAAATGGCATCTACATACACACTCATCAGTTCTTATACTGCAACTGGTTCTGAAAGTTCTACTACTTTTTCATCTATCCCAAGCACTTATACTGATTTAGTAATTAGAATGAGTTTTAGGTATTCAGCCGCTAGTAGTGTAAATAGTGCTATTGCGTTCAATATTTCAGGAACTAAATCAGAAACATATTTATACGGCGATGGGAGTGCTGCTGGTTCTGGTAGAGATAGTTTGCTAAATCCACAAAATGTAAATGCTGCTACTTTTACTGCAAATGCTTTTTCCAATTCAGAATACTATATTCCAAATTACACCTCATCAAACAATAAATGTTTTTCATCTTTTGGTGTTACTGAATCTAATAGTGCCACTGGTGTTTATACAATGATTGCGGCTATGTTACTTCAAGCAACTGGAGCAATTACTTCAATAACTATTTCTGGTTCGCAATTTGCAGCCAACTCAACCTTCTATCTATACGGAATCTAAGGAGAAATAAAAATGACCGACACACCACAGGCGGTTGAAGTCAACTGCACAACTGGCGAGGTAACTACCCGCCCACTTACCGCCGATGAAATTGCGGCGCAGGCAGTAGCAGCCCAGGCTGCGGCTGACCAAGCGGCAGCGCAAGAGGCGCAGGATAAGGCCAAGGCTGATGCCAAGGCATCTGCGATGGCTAAGTTGGCAGCCCTTGGGCTAAGTGCCGATGAAGTGGCAGCAATCCTCTAAGTAACACAAGCATTACCAACCCCGTTTCGGCGGGGTTTTTTATTGGAACAAACTAAGGAGATAGAGTGGCATACGGCAGTGATATAACCGAAGGTTTACCATACGTATTATCCAACCCAGTTGGCACTGTTAGTTATTCTTCAACTGCTGAATCATATGACATATCAATTAATGGTTTGCCGTTTTTTCTAGCAACTGGAGATACATATCCTTATCGCAGACAAACGGCACAGTATCGCAAGCAACAAATTGATCAATCATCAGAACCTGGTGAACAATCAATTACAGGTTGGTGGGTGCGCGCTCAATCGTCTTTTCATAAGGGAAGTGGAATTAAATTCTATGACCCATCTGCTGGAGAAATTGTTGCACATCGTTTTGCTGATAGCAAGGGTGTTGATATATGGACAAAGGGCAAGATTACTTTATTAAATTCTTGTAATCAAGGACATAATACAACTAGTGCTATTTCAACTTCTGGAACATATGCTGGAAAAGTTTCTCAACATTTACGTTCAATTAAATGGGGAAGCACTAATGGTGTTCTACTTCATGATGGATATGATTTAGATAAACTTGCATCTGATGGAACATTAACACATTTTGTAGATTATAGTTCTAGCATAGATTATCCAGTTTATGCTGTATGTGATGATGGTACATATGCGTATTGGGTTACCAATAAAACTGGAAGCAATAAACTCACCATGTACAAAAAAGCATTAACTGGTGATTCTACAACAGCAGATACCGAAATGTTTACACATGGAACTATAGTTTTAGCAAATGCCGCAATGGAATATGTCAAAGAACGTATTATAGTGGCTATTAATAATTCTATTTATGAATTAACATCTAGTTCAACAACCTTGCCTTCACCCATATATACACATCCCAACACAAACTATGTATATACCAGTATAACAGCATCTGGTCCCGCTATATATGTTACTGGATATAATGGAATCCAATCTACAATTCAAAAATTTACATTAACATCAAGTGGAACACTTCCAACTTTAACCTCTGCATCTGTTGCAGCAGAACTTCCAGTTGGAGAAATTGTACATAAGATTTTTTATTATCTTGGTTATATGATGATAGGTACAAGCAGGGGATTTAGAGCATCTTTGGTTAATGACCAGGATGGTTCTATTTCTTATGGGCCACTTATTGTAGAAACAACTCAACCATGCTATGATTTTGCAGCCCGCGATAAATATGTTTGGTGTGCTACTGGTGTAAACGGCGTTCCGGGAACTATTAGAATTGATTTAGGTAGTGAGTTAGAACCTTTAAGGTTTTCTTATGCTAATGATATTTACTACGATGGCGTAACTGGTCATCCTACTACTGGTTGTGCATTTGCTGGCGATAGCACTATTCTTATGTTTTCTACAGCATATGCAAACTCTGGTGTTGGTTATGTATATAATCAAACTACCTCACTAGTTCCTAGTGGTTATATAACTACTGGAAAAATTAGATATGCAACTCTTGAAAATAAAGTATTTAAAAATCTTAAAGGCAGAATTAATAATACTAATGGTGGTTTATCTATTGAGTCTATAGATACAACTGACCAAAGTTATTTAATTGGTACTTTTGCAGAAGGAGATTTTACCCCAGAGGTTAATATACCCTACCCAGTTGGTGCTCAAGAATATATGTCATTTAGATTTACATTAAAACGTTTATCTACTGACTCAACGCTTGGACCAGTGTTTTCTGGATATCAACTTAAATCATTACCAGCAATACCACGTCAACGTTTAATTACCTACCCAGTGTCTTTATTTGATAAGGAATTAGATTCTTTTGGAGTAGAAGTTGGTCATGAAGGTTCGGCTTATGATAGACTTAGAGATCTTGAAATAGTTGAAAATAATGGAGATACAATTAAAATTGATGATTTTAGAACTGGAGAATCCTATCTTGCAATCATTGAAGAAATACAGTTTATTAATACTACACCATCAGACAAAAGATACACAGGATTCGGCGGAATTCTGAACGTAACGGTTAGGACAATCTAATGACAGTCGCCAATTGGGCCTCAGTAATCATAGCAATAATTGCAATTATCACAGCATTTGCTGGATCTGTGCGCTGGATGGTTAAACATTATTTATATGAATTGAAACCTAATGGTGGTTCATCTTTAAAGGACTCAGTAAAACGTTTAGAAGATCGAGTTGATGATTTATTTAAATTGATTGCAGAAAAGTTTTGAATATTCAATCAAGTAAATTTATTGAAGTAGCCAAGGCTGAGATTGGTACAGTAGAAACTGGCGACAACTTAACTAAGTATGGCAAGTTTACTGGTCATGATGGGCAACCTTGGTGTGGTTCATTTGTCATGTGGTGTGCATCACAAGCAAAGATTAAAATCCCTAATTGTGTATATACTCCAGCAGGGATGACTGGATTTCAAGGGTTGGGTGCTTGGTCAAATGCCGAAACTTCAACACCCCAGCCAGGCGACATTGTGTTCTTTGATTTTGTTAAAGGTGGTCCAAAAACTGAACATGTTGGCATTGTTCTAAAAGACAATGGCGATGGTACAGTTACTACTATCGAAGGCAATACTTCCCCTGAACATAAGACCAAAGGTTCGCAAGATAATGGCGGAGAAGTTGCAGAACGAATCCGCGCTTATAAAGCAAACAACAAACGCCATCTAACCCCCTTCATTGTGGGATTTGGCAAACCGAAATGGAGCAATATATGAAGGTAGACCCTAAACTAAAAGCAGTCGGGATGTCATATCTCCGCGCTGTTCTAGCATCAGCCATAACCATGGCGATTGCTTTAGCATCAAACCTAAAGCCAGAATATGCCATTCTGATTGGATCAGTAGCCGCACCATTGGCTAAGTGGGCAGATAAGGCTGAAAAAGACTTTGGACTAGGCTCCAAGAAATAGCCTTTAAACGGCTTTAAACGGCCTTTAGAACGACGAAACCCCCTTACCTTAGGAGTAATCCTAGGGCGAGGGGGTCTTTTGTCATTTCTAGAGGCTAATCTGCATCGTAATCTTCAGCCGATTCGATAATATCTAGGACATAGGCAAGACGCTTTTCCTGTTGCCTTGCGTTGTATTCATGAATTAATTCTTCTGCTACACGGATTGCCACGCCAGAGGCTAGGGTTCCATAAAATACTGATAGAAATAAATTTGACATAGTACTCCTTAGAGATATATATTATAATATATATATTATATATACGAACGCCTAAGCGTTCGTTTATTATATATAATATCTATTAATATCAATTATACTCATACCAACTGAGTATTGTCAAATTAATCACCAATTGGTGATGAGTTTGCTTTTTGGGGCTTGTTGCCCCATCATACACCTATGACGATACAACTTGAAGAATATACCCTACCCGAGCACATATCGTACTCGGCTATTACTACATTTATAGATTGTGGCTACCAATATTACCTAGGTCGCCTACTCCAAAAGCAAGAGGAACCCTCAGTCTGGTCTGTTGGCGGTTCTACTTTTCACCTTGCCTGTGAGAACTACGATAAGAGCACACTATGAGCCAAGTGCAACAACTGTGGGATGAGGCATGGATTGAGTGCAAAGGTGATACCGATTTAACCAATGCTCGCGTTGGTGGCCGTGCTACTAAAGCAAATCCAAATAAAGAAGATGTGAACTTTTGGCAAAGCACTGGCCCAACTTGGGTCCAAAATTATATCAATTGGCGCAAGGCCAACCCTGATTGGAAGATTTGGATAACCCCACAGGGTATACCAGCAATTGAACTTGAACTAATGCCTGTTGTGAATGGTGTTACTATCAAGATGATTATTGACCGCGTATTTGAAGTCAATGGTCAACTAATAGTTGTAGATCTTAAAACATCTCAACAACTTCCAACTAGTAGTTTGCAATTAGGATTTTATAAGTTAGGTTTAGAGCAGACTTTTGGTATTGAAGTTAACTGGGGCAACTATTACATGTCTCGAGATTCCGGCACTGCTTCCATGATTGACCTGCATCAATACAGCAGGGACAAGATGGAGTATCTTGTTGATACTTTTGATAGAGCACGTAAGGAAAAGATTTTTCTACCAAACACTAATAACTGTCAGTATCGGTGTGGGCTCACACAGTTCTGTCAGTTCTCGACAAAGAAAGAAGAAAAATGAGCGAAGAATGGAAACTGCAGGTGTCCTACAAGACACCATCAGGGGACATGATAAATGTCCGCGCCAATACATCTGATGAACTCAGTGTATTACTTGAAGGAGTTGGTGATTATGCAACTCAGATTGCCTCAGTACAGAAGTTGGTACTGGGCGCATACAATGCAATCCCTTTATCGACGCCGAGTATCACAGCAAACATAGAGCAACCGCAGTACTCGGCTCCGACCCAGGCGGGGGAAGTACCAGGTACGTCGGCTCCAACATGTCAGCACGGAGCGCGGAAGTACAAGGCGGGAGTCTCGTCCAAGACAGGAAAACCTTACGCGATGTGGGTTTGTCCGATGCCTCAGGGCACGGATCAATGTCGTCCAGTCAACTAAGCCAAACAGAACTGTTTCCGTTTTAAACATTAGGTAGGGGGTAGCATGAGAACGTTAGTAAGGTCAGTAGGCCGAGCATCCATCGGGGGCGAACCCCTACCTAGTTGCTTTAAGGCATTCGAAGCGAACAAGATTATCATTCGTCGTTCAGAAGTTTCAATGTTTGCAGGTGCGCCAGGAGCGGGCAAGTCAACTCTTGCCCTTGCTCTTGCACTCAAAACTAATGTTCCAACTCTGTACATATCAGCCGACACAAACGCCCATACAATGGCTATGCGCTTGGCTTCTATGATATCTGGCAAGAGCCAGAGTGATGTAGAGCAGAAACTTAATACTGATGTTGGTTGGACTAAAGCAATCCTCCAAAAAGGAAGTCATATAGTCTGGTCGTTCGAATCATCTCCAACCTTGGAAGATATATCGGAAGAAGTTCTAGCATTTGAAGAAGTCTGGGGTTGCGCTCCATCAATGATTATCCTTGATAACTTGATGGACGTAGCCACAGATGGCGGAGAAGAGTTCGCGTCTATGCGAGCCATTATGAAGGAGTTGAAATATCTTGCGAGAGCGACCAATGCTGCGATTGTGGTGCTTCATCATACTAGTGAAGCGATACCTGGTACCCCTTGCCAGCCACGGTCCGCTATCCAAGGCAAGGTATCACAATTACCTGCCCTCATTTGCACTCTCGGGACTGTGGGGACTTCAATGGGCGTGGCGTCTGTCAAGAATCGCTACGGTAGAGCAGATGCGGGAGGGACTCTTATGACTTGGCTAGCATTTAATCCCGAGTACATGTATATCGAAGACATTCCGGAAAATTCATGACCACTAGAAAATCACATAAGGTAAGGGGAGCAACTTTTGAAACAGACATTCGTGATTGGTTTCGTAGTCGGGGCTATGACGCAGAGCGTCTTGCTCGCACTGGTGCTAAAGATGAGGGAGATGTTGCAATTCGGGCGGATTTTCTCGGAAACATTGGAGTTATCGAGTGCAAAGCCCCAGGGGCGGGGAATGCTATTGACCTCAGCGGTTGGACGAAAGAGGCTCAAACAGAAGCAACGCATTATTCAGAAGCGAGAAAGATTGGACGCGACACGGTATTACCTGCCGTCGTAATCAAAGCAAGAGGCAAGTCTATAGATGACGCATATTTAGTATTAAGGTTGGGCGATGTTTTCTAATGGAGATCTACCAGATATAGTTATGGTGCTTGAGCACTACGGCGCAGTAGTTCGCAGAACATCTGGCCAAGTGAATATCAAGTGTCCGTTTCACGATGATTCACATGCCAGTGCAAGTTTTAATACAAGAGATAATATTTTTAATTGCTTTGCCTGTGGTATGCAGGGCAACAGTTTGCAACTTATAGCAAGACAGGAAAAGGTAGATATACGTGAAGCAAAATCTTTCGCAGAAGGAATTACTGGCCAAAGCCACGTTGAAGTACGCGGGAAATATTCATCTGGCCGAAGATTACCTAGCAAGTCGGGGTATAACAAGGGAAGTGGCTCGGGTGGCACGATTAGGCGTAGTCTCGGAGCCTGAGGTTGGGCATGAGGCGTTCATTGGACGATTGGCTATTCCGTATATCACCAAGACAGGCGTTGTTGATTTACGTTTTCGTAGTCTTAATCCAGCAGTTGAACCTAAGTACATGGGCATGACTGGTGTTGAAACTAAAATGTATAATGTAATAGATACTGAGCGAGCAGGGGATTGGATAGGTGTATGCGAAGGTGAACTTGATACCATTACTCTTAGTGGTTGCATTGGCATTCCTTGTATTGGGGTTCCAGGTGCTAACTCATGGAAGAAACATTATAATAGAATACTTGCAGACTTTGAAAGAATCTTTGTCTTTGCGGATGGAGATCAGCCAGGAAAAGAATTTGCCTCTAGTCTTGCTAGGGAGTTACCAGTTACTATCGTATCCATGCCTGATGGAGAAGATGTTAATAGTGTCTACGTCAAATACGGCGCAGATTATATACGACAAAAGGCAGGACTAAATGAATAAGATTCCACCATGTCCAATATGTAATGAAGAATTTCAAAACATTTTTGAGGCAGCAGATCATCTACTTGAAGAGAATGAGGAAGAGTTTGATCCTAAACTAATATTGCCAAATGGATACTCACTCATGATAGGTTCATTGCTTCGACGCATTTATGAATTAGCAAATTATCCTGAGGATGTAATGAAGGTATGCGAAAGCACATACGGCATATTGTATGCAGCCGAAACTAATCCAGGAGCAATGAAAAATATCATTCAAGATATTGTAGTAGATCAAAACATGGCCAACATCGACGAAGAATTGAAGAACCTAATAAATGATACAGAAAGTGGAGAGTGAAGAAATATGGTTGATCCTAAATTACCTAGCAAACCAAGGATTCCAAGTTACAGCATACGAGATTCAAGAGGCCATGAACTTTGGGATAAGCAAGAAGCACTTAAGCCTGTCCCTAAAAATACCCCTCCTGTCAAATTTGAAGCAGAAGTAGAAAAGATCTTCAATGAACTTCAAGCCTTGTTATTATCTAAGCATAAAGACTATGGCCCAAAAAATATAGCGGATGCTCCTGGTGGTCCGCTTAATGGTTTGCGAGTTAGAATGCATGATAAGTTGGCTCGCATAAATAATTTAGTAGACAAAGATATAAATCCAGAACATGAATCTCTTGAAGATTCATTTAGAGATATGGCTAACTATGCAATCATTGGATTGCTTGTACTGAAAGGAAAGTGGAACAAGTGAAAATATTTGGACCATACAAGGGAAGTAAACAAAATGGTGGCAGACCTATCTATGTCATCAAAAAGAAAAAGAAAGATGGCACTACTGAAACTACATCTACCAACAAGGCTCGCCTTGATTTTAAGAAAGCCACTGGTAAAAAACTTAGTCGTTCCACAGATGTAGACCACAAAAATAATAAAGGTCGCGCTGGTAGCGATGCCATTTCTAATTTAGACGCGTTATCTCATAGCAAGAACGTTGCTAAAGAAAACAAAGTTAGAGGGAAAAAGAAGTAATGAAAACTATTGTATGCATATCAGATCTACAAGTACCTTACCATGATGTGGAAGCAACCAAGGCTGTCGCAAAATTCATTAAGGCATATCAACCTGATACTGTAGTGTCTTGCGGTGATGAGATGGATATGCAGACAATCAGTAAGTGGAGTAAAGGAACCGAACTAGAGTATGAGCGTTCTATTGGACGTGATAGAGATCTTACTCGTCAAGTTCTGTATGACTTAACTATTGAACATATGGTTCGCAGTAATCATACAGATCGTTTATTTAATACAGTTGCTATGAGGGCTCCGGGATTGTTGGGATTACCTGAATTGGAACTAGAAAACTTTTTAGGCCTTGATGAATTAGAAATTAAATACCATAAGGATCCATATGAATTGGCTCCAGGTTGGCTTCTAATGCATGGAGATGAAGGCAATGTACAACCAACAGCGGGTGCTACTGCGTTAGGCTTAGCCAAGCGTTCAGGCATGTCAGTAGTGTGTGGACATACACATCGCATGGGATTAACTCATCAGACTCAAACATATCGTGGTGGTAAACCTAAAACTATTTGGGGCATGGAACTTGGTAACCTGATGGATTATCGAAATGCTAAATACATTAAGGCTGGACTATTCACCTGGCAACAGGGATTTGGTATCCTTAAAGTTGATGGCAAAACTGTAGTACCACAACTCGTACCTATTATTAATAACTCATTTACCGTAGATGGTAAAACTTGGAGATGGTAGTAAAAGAAATGATTGATTGGAACCGCATAGAACCTTGGGACTACATTGTTATCGGAGTTGCTTCTGAGTATCATAAAAAATATGATATGGTTGAACTTGAAGATATCAAACAAGCGTTGTATCAGTGGTTCATTGAGCACCCAAATAAGTTAGATACTTGGGAAGCAATAGGTCAAAAAGACGCTAAAAACCTTATATATCGCTCACTTCGTAACCAAGCCTTGGACTACTGTCAAAGATGGAAAGCCAAGTCTATAGGTTATGAAGTATCTGATAATTATTATTATGACCCTGAATTAATAGAAGCAATCTTGCCTGCTGTATTGCGCGGTGAGATTGGTGTAACACATCAACTTAATTTAGGCGGGCCATCAAGACCTTCAGCGCCTTCTGAAGGAGGCAACATTACCGTTATTATGATTGAAGTTGATTATGGTTATTGGAAATTAAATAAAGAAGATCGAAAGATTTTATTCTTAAAGTATGCTGAATCGATTCCATTCTCAGAGATAGCAAATGAATTAGATATACCTAGTGAAGACGCTGCGCGAATGCGTTGTAAGAGAGCAATCCGTAGACTGCTTAATAAAATCGGTGGTTATAAACCTTATCGTGATGAAGATACAAATAATCAAGATGAACCAACAGAGGAATTAAACATAGTAGAGTTAGAATAAAATCCAACACAAACCAAAAAGGGCCAGCCAGCGTTATGCTGGCCAGCCCCTGTATGAAATTCATACACTTATTCTTTATCCTCCTGTTGAGTAGAACCCAGTGCCGTTGAACTTAACTGGGTTGGCTTGCCATACGCGTGTCATTTCTTTTTGACAGTATTGACAATTAGGAAACTTGTCTCTACTTTCTACGGTTCTGTAGTGCTCTTCCGAAGTACCGCAGTCACTACATTTATATTCATAGTTCGGCATCTTGAGCGTCCTTTGGTATCGGTGCGGTTGCTACAGTATCACACAATGGACACCACATGTTCATGAAGTACATGCCTATAGTCCCATCATCATCCCATTTAACTTGTAAGTTCCATACCTCAGAACCGCATATACATACTGTGATTGGCTTACCACGTAAGTCCATAGCGGTTTGCTTAAGCGTATTAGAGTTGATACCGCCAACCCTGAAAACATTTCTCATTAGTACCAACCCTTTCGTAAGTGGTGTTCCCATGCCCGACAGGGCGTAATGTATCTGAACTCAATATAAGATAAGCCTCTATCTATTTGAGATGTAGGATTTAACTTAGGCGACATATCTAATATCTGTGGTATGCCACCAGCATGTTTGCCCATAACTTTTACACGATTGTATGCCTTCTCTCTCCAGTGTGATTCGGCAGTCCATAACTTGTTGAGACACTGCCATTGTTTATCGGTATATATTTCTAACTTATCTCTAGCATAAGACTTACTATCATCTATAGTCCACACTCTTGCGTGGTCAATTTCGCTATCGCCAATCTTATTAACCCCTACAATGATAAACAATATTATCATTATAAATGATACTGGCCGTATGAATTTCATACACTACTCCTTAAGTATGGTAATACTCTCCTATGAAAATCTAAGGCTAGAGTATGAGGGTTCCACTGGCTGTAGTCCCCATAGTTTATTCCAGCGTTTAGTATTCGTTCACCAGCAAGCATGCCACCCCATATACCATGTACAATATTCTCGGGTCGCATGCCTTCGGTTAAGCATTCATCTTTCTTTGAGCAGGAGTTACATATGGCCAGCGCAGTATTAACTTCTCTCGCTCTTTCTTTTATTTGTTCATCTGTCTTGCCACCTGGCCCCATACCTTCCGGAAACCATAGATCAGGATTCTCATGGCCTGAACAATCGCCAACAATGTATGCCTCCGTTCTGCGTTTACCGCTTATGAATTCATCTCTTTCACGCGTCATATTAACACCCCCCATATATATATTATTAGTAGTAGTAGTAGTAAAGTTGGTGGGCTAGCCCCTCCTAGTATTCCTAAGCAGAATAAGCCCACCGATAGTTTGATAAATGACAATCAATCAACCTCATTCATTAGATCGTACAGGTAATCGGGATCAGGATTATCCACCCCGCATTCTCCTTCATCATGGATTTCATCACACATGCTACAGGCTTCCTCAGTCACCAGTATCCCCTTCCGTAATACAATCTAGCACATATTCGAACTCGGGCCTAGTAGACATCTCTAATAGATCTTTAGGCACATCAGCAGGGAACGTTAACGCATATCCATTGCTGGCATCCCAATGGAGGATGCCATTGTAAGATTTTCTTTCTCGATCTATGAAGCGTATGGTCTTAGTCCAACTTAGATAGTCTGTAAACTTAAGCAGAACATCATACTTGGACATTACTTCTTTTATAGTTACTTCACTAGACACTTCGATCTCCTAACCCTTTTAGTACTTCTCTTACATTATTCTCTGTATGAATTTCATACACATTGCTGTGTACTCCTACTGCTTGGAGATAATCTCTAAGCATAACTCGTAGTTCAGTTATCGCATTCCAATTAAGATAAACGCCCTGCTCATCCCATTCAATATTTTCCTTGAACGACATGTCATCTCCTTACTTGTAGTAGTTGTGGTATTCGTGGGCTTGTTGGTATTCTTTGTCGAAGTCAAAGTAACCCTGATAGTTGCCAGCATTCCTTACCTTGAGAGCATGCTCATCTCGCTCGGGCATATAGCACATACAATCTTGCTCATAGATCCCGAAGCAATCATAGCAGGTCATACAGAATTCGCAATAGTATGGATTACTATCCTCTAAGAGGAACGCACCACAGCCCGGACATTCTGTTTCGCCGTCCATTACAGATACACTATCATCGCTCTTTACGCTAGGCATACCGATATAGCGCGACCAACTATCCTCTTTGTAGGTAGAGTTGCTCCACCATATGCCATTATTATCCCAATGGCCTGACGATTCGTTGATGATATAGCAGACATCTTTAGCACTCGGGTCTAAGGTAAGTACAGCAATCTTGCTACCAGTGGCCCACTTGCTAAGGATCTTCCACACATTGTCATTATCTAATGAGGCCACGCCACCCATGGCGGGTAACACATCCTCAGCGAATACACGCGTATCGCTACGCTTATCCGTTGCGTGGATCTCGACATCGAGAATACCATTGTGCGCTAGATAGGTTTGTGTCGACCCTCCTACCTTAAACGGATGGCAGTTATCCTCATTCTTAACCCCATGCGTAGCGTATCTAGCATGGAACATAGCGTATCCACTAGGGTATTGCTTACGAAGGGATAGGAACTCGGATACGATTTTCTTAGCAGACATACCGCGACCAGTAATGATCTCGCCATCTGCTATGATAGCATACCCAAATCCGTGTGGGTTATTACATGAAGCACACTCAAGTTCTTTACGCTTGGGTGTAGAGTTTGGCTCACATACTGCGAGTAAGCACATAGTATATCTCCTATTCTGTATCTTGGTTGTTGGCTCCGATGAACAATCTGTCCATGCGGGATATTAAGTGCGAGTAGGTGTCGCTATTGTTGTATATGAACTGTATGAAATTCATACGCTCTAGCGCACCATTGACTACTTGGTTCACAGTAAGACTGCGCGTGTACTCGACACTGGCGTGCGCCAAGTCAAGCGCAGACTTAACTGTATTTCCATTTAAGGTACTCCTGAATATTCTCATCTCAAATGTATTGCGGTTGAGAGTATTGACGGCAGAGTACCGATCAGAAGTATTGGCCCGATAAGGGGCTAACTTACGCTTGAATGATTTAACAGACTTCTCTTTGGTGCTGTCCCATTGGTGGACATCATCGAACTTAGCCCAACGGCCTGAAGTACGGCCAGCGATCTTGGAATAGAATTCCTCATTGTTGTAGACTAATTGTAAGAAGCGGTGTGAGTGAGCACCATTGTTAAATCCTGCCCTAGATATATGGATATGAAGGCCAGTAGTACCAGCAGACCAAGACCGCATGCGGTAATGGCTACGCAGGTGCTCAAGAACTTCCCAATACTTATCGGCAGAGTTCTTGAAATAGTCGTGGGTCATTGGGTGAGTAACGATTTCAAATCCGCACTCGAGTGAGCCGTCAGACTTAAGGTATGCTAGGTCGTAACTTTCTAAGTTAGCAGTAGCAAATGCGGCTGCTTGTTTGCGAATACCCCAATCCCCTCTAGGGGCTTCGACTTCGATCTCTATACCAAAGTAGAGATGATCTGCGGGGCTAGTTGGGTTATCATTATTAGAGTGGAACTCTAGATCGGGTGTATATGAGTAGTCATGAATATCAATATTCTCATCATAACAATCACAAGGATTGTAGTAATAGCAACTACAACCCTCACAGTAGGTGAGAGTATCATTCCAGCAATCCTCACACCATGTACCGCTACGATCCTCAGCATAGTAGTTGTCGCCAGTGTGGTTCACCTCACAACTTTCACAGTAGTTAGAGTAACTCTCAGCACATGGCTCGCACCATATTGCGTCATCTACTGTACGAAAGTCCCAACTTTCTGAACCTATCGTATTGCAACGCTCACATACACGCACACAATCGTGGCATACAGTGTTGCCGTCGCTAGTTATTAGGCTTGCATCCTTATTGCAACTTACGCAGTTAAGGACTTCGTCAGTTTCCATATCGTTTCCCTTCTGATAGATACTGTATGAATTTCATACAGCGATACTGCTTGATTACAGGAACTATATTACACTACCGCTTTAGCATTGTCAATTACCGCGTCAGCAATATGCGATCTTAAACTAGAGGCTTCCGCTTCTAGGGTAATGAAACCATTACGCTTGTGTGCCTCCTCTTGAAGGCGTAAGGCTTGGCGTATAACCACAACCTGCCGATCAGTTAGATCAAGTGTAATCATGATATCTCCTTACTTAGTTAATGCGAATGTGAATACAGAAAAACATCCCATATGACTATCCCTAAAATCCTTTTGGTAACTAATAGATCGCCAGTTAGTGGCAACTATATTAAGCCACAAGGTGTATCTGCCTACGCTTATGGTTAAGTGTAATAGATATCTTGATGCGCTAAAGCCAAATTCTATATTCATTATTCTGTCCAATCATATTTAGGGTGAGATGGGCCTTGATCTAAGGCGTTATCTATTGCGTAGTTAAAGTCCATACATTTATTACAAGTACCAAATGCTGGACTACCTTCATATTCGGCTATTACTACTGCGAAATAAATTGCTTCTGTGATTTCCTCATGTGTGAGGAATACTCCGCAATTACTACAAGTAGGCTTCATGGTATCTCCTTTCGTTGCTAGTGTATGAATTTCATACACAGTACCCGCCGTAGGAATTGAACCTACGAACCACGCACCAGCGCGGGCTACCTGACGGAATTACTCAGCCCAATCTGAGTATGCTTCGTCATCCTCCTCATTTAATTCATCATAGAGTTCATCTAAGGATATATCTACCCCTAGTAAATCCTCTTCATCTAAAATCTCCGCTAATTCTTCATCAGTGAAGATTTCATGGGCTATTGCTAATAACTCTTCATCGCTGAAAGTATAATCGCTATCGCTCATGCGAAAGTCCTCGCCTTCTCGATTGCTTCTATGCCAGCCTTACGGATGGCTTCTTTCATTTTCTTTTCTGCTTCGATATTGGCAAGAACTTCCAAGTGTTGGGCTTGCTTGTACTCTTGGGTTATCGCTTCTATGCGAGCGAGAAGTTGTGCGTTAGTCATAACTTAACCTTTCGCTAAGAGTGTATGAATTTCATACACCATATCTTGTCGGGCATGGCTCAACTAGATAACCTAAGAATACCCGATATGAATACCTAAAGCAAGCCGGTTCGACCTTTTGGCCGTATTATCTTTTGGACTATTGCGCGTGCCGGTGGCGTCCGATTGCGTAGTGAAGGAGTGCCTAACCAACACAAACCAACACAAATTTTCTGCCAACCAATCGCGTAGTAAAGGAGTGCCAACACAAACTTTTGGCGCGTCCGGCGCGTATGAATTTCATACGGGGCGCGGGGCCCAGAGTGCGGGGCGCGGATAATGCGGCGGAATTTTTAGGCAAAAAAATAACCCCCGCTTTCGCGGGGGCTATTCTTGTGGAGATTATTTCTTAGGTGCGGAATTACCCACGATTACCAACACTAGATCGGCAACTGCTTTTAGCGTTTTTAGATCGGCAGACTTTAAGTCGCGTGGATTTTTAGAGATCGAGAGCAGACCCGCGAGAGTTACTGCCAAGACTTCATCCACTGTCCGCAATTTTGGCGCGGTTGCGACTTCTTTAATCTTGGTGCCTTTGGTGCCACGCTTCTTGGTGTTTATTACTGGCACCGCTTCATTGAGTTCCGAGATGTTGTCCGTTACTTGTAACGCGGTTTCGATATTCTCGACCCCCGCATGGCGTTGTAGTCGGGTCGCAAGTTTAAGTAACTTGGCAACTGGCCAAGTATCGGCACCCTCTTGCGTGTCGAGAATTTTGGACGCGGTCAAAATATATTGCGCGTGTCCTTTCTTGATCGTAGGGGCGGTTCCCATCTCCGACGCTAGGTCAATGGATGCTTGGATGATACGGACAGATGTTGAGCCACTAGCCAAGCGGTGCGCCAGTTCGATGATGAACTGGATTTCACCTTGTTGATTTATTAGCCCAGAGTAAAGATCAACAATTTCTTGATCTGCTTCGATTACTACTGGAGAAGCTTTGATCTTTGCCACCTTGATCTTTGGAGCCTTTGCGGGGATTACCTTTGGAGATTTTTTAGCGGTTGTTGTTGCCATTTTTTTTTCTCATTTCATTTTGGGAAGTGTATGAATTTCATACACCTAGCGGAATTTATTCCACCAAGAAAATTGTCCCATAGGTCGGGGTCAAAAGCAAGACGTGTCGCAATTTATTTTCGCCGTATGAATTTCATACACCTAGTCAATTTATCGACAATTCCAGGAGATATTGAATTTTAATTTTGGATTTAATGCGGGGGGAATAGGGTCGGGTGGATAGTCGCGTGCCGAATAGCACTTTGGAATTGTTGAAACTTAAACTAATTATGCTCTCGTCCGGAAAGATCGGAATGAATTATTTAATGATAGATGGATGAATAGATGGATGGATGGATGATCTCTTTACTAGGATTATTTGGCGGTAGGGTTATTAAATGGGGCCCCCGAGAATGATTTATGTCTCACCCTAAAACTTTCTGTTATATAGACATATAGCCCCCCTTATGTATAATAAAAGCCCTTATTTACCCGATTTCTAAAATATATCATAGAAAACCGTTCGGTTTTCAGTTTTGAACAGGTTATCTTATATGTATAGAAATACATATACGGAGCCTGCTCCGCTAAGGCTACACAGTCTCCTATATAATATATAATTATATATAATAATATATATAATGGGATATCTATGCCCGTTAACAGGAACCGTTATATTCGTTATTAGGGGCACACATTGGCAAGTAAGAACCTATCCAAAGAAGACTCCCAAAAGAAGGTTCTCGCCCTCCTTGAGCAGGGCTCATCCATTAAACTGGCTATGGAAAATGTAGGACGAACAGAGTCATCCTACCGTCAATGGTCCTTCCAGGACCCCGAGTTTAAAGAGAAGGCTGAGAAAGCCCGCCTTGCAGGTAAAGGAATCCAACAAGACTTAGCCGAACTCAAGGACATATCCTACCCCGATTTCTGTGAGCAGTTCCTAGATACTAAACTTTTTGATCATCACCTTGACTGGCTCGACCTTATAGAAGGCCGTGAGCCTCGGTGGATTCACCCCTCTATGACTTTTGAGCAAGGCGCCCTAAACCGTGTCCTTATCAACGTACCCCCAGAACATGCCAAGTCAACAGTCGTCACCACGAACTATGTGACCTACAAAATTGTAACTAACCCCAATGCCCGAGTCATTATCGTCTCTAAGACCCAGGGTATGGCCCGCAAGTTTCTAGGGGCAATCAAGACAAGGTTAAGCCACCCAGCATACACCAAACTGCAAGTGGCCTTCGGCCCTTCTGGTGGTTATAAGCAAGACGCTACTCAGTGGTCAGCAGACATGATTTATCTAGGCACAGGACGCGACTCTGGCGAGAAGGACCCAACGGTTCAGGCTCTCGGATTCGGATCTCAAATCTATGGCGCACGTGCCGATTTGATTATCCTAGATGACGTTGTGATGAACTCAAACGCCCATGAGTGGGAGAAGCAAATCGAATGGCTTCAAAAGGAAGTTATCACGCGCTTAGGGCGGCACGGAAAACTGCTTATTGTAGGAACACGTGTCGCACCTATTGACCTTTATAAAATGATTCGAGATGGGTCACAATGGACTGGTGGCAAAAGCCCCTTTACATATTTTGCCCAACCAGCAGTATTAGAATTTGATGAGAAGCCTGTAAACTGGAAAGCCTTATGGCCAAAGACAGATCGGCCAGAAGGAGATATAGATGAGCCAGACGAAAACGGCTTATACACCAAGTGGGATGGACCATCGCTCTTTACAAGAAGGTCTGAAGTTGCTCCGTCAGTCTGGGCTATGGTTTACCAGCAGGAAGACGTTCAAGAAGATTCAATCTTTGCCCCAGCCGCAATCGCAGGTTCCGTTAATGGCATGCGAAAAAGAGGGCCACTCAAACCTGGGGTCCCTGGACATCCAAAGCATGTTGAGTCTGCATACACAGTTATGGGTCTCGACCCGGCAATGACTGGAAACACCGGTGCGGTAATTTTGTCTTACAACCGCGCTGATAGTAAAATATATGTTTTAGATGCAGTCAATATGACAGAACCTAACCCAATGAAGATTAGAGCCTTGATTGAAGAATGGGTTGACAAGTATAGACCTCAAGAATTACGTATTGAAATTAACGCACATCAAAAGGCTTATGCCCTAGATGAAGATTTACGTAACTGGCTAGCCCAATATGGTACAAGACTTGAGTCACACTTTACAGGCAAAAATAAATGGGATACATCTTATGGTGTAGCCTCTATGGCTTCGTTATTTGGAACAATCAGAGATGGTCGTTTTCAAGATAACAATATAATCGAACTTCCAAGCAATGAAGGTTCTGAGGGTCTCAAGACCTTAGTCCAGCAACTAATCACTTGGAAGCCAGATACTAAAAACCCAACGGATACAGTTATGGCTTTATGGTTTGCCATCATCCGCATACGAGAATTAATGCAACAAAATTCAAGAGTAAATCAATACCAAAATAATAGATGGGCTACCCGTGCTCAAAAAGCACAACGTGGATCCATACAATTAGATGAAGCCTTTGCAGAGCAATGGGTAGAAACTTACGGATAGGACAACAATGGCATTAACAATGGATCAAGTAGTTACTAGGGTGGCAGCCCTACGCTACCGTGCCAATGAAAGAGACGCCAAGGCAGGCGATGTTCTTGCTGTTCGTCAAGGTAAAATTTCAGAAGTATACCCAGATTTTTTTCCAGATGGTGTAGACGCTAACGTAGTAGCAAACTTTATTGATGTAGTAGCGCGAGATTTATCAGAAGTAATGGCACCATTGCCAGCAATCAACTGCTCTGCAGCAAATGCTGTAAATGATAAAGCGCGTAAGTTTGCTGATAAGCGCACACGTATTGCAGCAAATTATTTTGTGCATTCAGATCTTTCAGTTCATATGTACACAGGTGCAGACTATTATATAACTTATGGCTTTATCCCATTCATTGTTGAAATAGATGATGAATCTGGTTTACCTAGAATTCGTATTGAAAATCCACGTCATGCCTACCCAGAGTTTGATCGGTATGGCCGTTGTGTAGCATACGCTAAGCGTTATATAATGACCCTAGGCGAATTAGTAACTCAGTTTCCTGAATATAGTGGGCAACTTTTAGGTTCCGATGGTTACAAGCAGGACCTTAATAGCCAAATTGAAATTATACGTTACTATGACAAAGATCAATCAATAGTCTATGTCCCATCACGCCATAATCTAGTTCTTTCTCAAGCCAAAAACCCATTGGGCAAAATGATGGTTGTAATTGCTAAACGTCCCTCTATTGACTCTGAGATGCGTGGCCAGTTTGATGATGTACTTGGAATTCAATTGCTTCGCAATCGTTTTGCTATGCTTGCCATGGAAGCCGCTGAAAAATCAGTACAGGCTCCAATTGTTCTTCCACAAGATGTTCAAGAACTTCAACTTGGCGGAGATGCTGTTATACGTACAGCAAACCCACAAGGTGTACGCCGCGTAGATCTTAATCTACCACAAGGTGCATTTACAGAACAAGGTTTACTTAACCAAGAACTCCGCGTTGGAGCACGTTATCCAGAAGGACGTACTGGAAATATCAACGCATCTGTTGTTACTGGGCAAGGTGTGCAGGCTCTCATGGGAGCATTTGATACTCAAGTTAAATCATCTCAAGCCATCTTTGCTGCAGCATTGCGCGATGTAATATCTCTATGTTTTGAAATGGATGAAACCTATTTCAATTTTGAAAAAACAATTCGCGGTGTAGATGCTGGATCACCATACGTAATTACATACACTCCAAGCAAAGACATCAATGGGGATTACTCTGCTGATGTTCGTTATGGAATGTTGGCTGGTCTTAATCCAGCACAGGGACTTATTTTTATGCTGCAAGCACTTGGTGGCAAGTTAATATCTAAAGATATGGCTATGCGCGAATTACCATTCAATGTAAATGTAACTCAAGAACAAGAAAAAATTGAAGTTGAAGATATGCGCAATGCGCTTATTGCATCACTTCAATCATACACCCAAGCAATACCACAAATGGCAGCACAAGGGGGAGACCCAAGTGATATCATTCGTAAGGTTGCTGAGGTTATCAGAGCGCGTCAAGGTGGAAAATCTATCGAAGATTCCATTGGGGACATATTCGCGCCACAGGTTCCTCCTGCTGGGGCCACGCCGTCGGTTGAGCAAACGTCCCCTGTTCCCGCTGGTGCTCCAGTAGGAGGCTCTACTCCTCCAGAAGCACAAGGTGCGCCACTAAATCAAGTGCCACCTCAGATACAAGCACAACCACCAACAGTACAAAGTTTATTTTCTACAATGTCAGGTAGTGGAAATTCCACATCTGCAGCAAGAACAGTTACCAGAAGCAAATAATTAAGTAGGGGACAATGACAACAATTATTGGTATACAGCACGATGGCAGTTGTACCCTAATTGCTGACAATAGGGTAACTGATGATAGTGGAAGAATTTATACACATCCAGAAATGGAAAAGTTAACTGAGGTTGGCTCATTTATTATAGGTGGCAGTGGAGAGGTTAGTCCATGCGATATTGCCCAACATTTATGGAAACCACCATCATTAACTGCAACAGATAAAAAAAATGTTTATCATTTTATGATATCAAAAGTTATGCCTTCTCTGCGTGAAGCACTCAAAGCAAATGGATATAATTTTGATGAATCACATGATAAAGATTCAGGTGCAAGGTTTCAATTTTTAATTGCTTGTAATGGCGAAATATTTGATGTAGATCAAGATTTAGCCGTAATGAAAAGCAGTGATGGCATATATGGAGTAGGATCTGGTTCACCATATGCTATCGGAGCATTACATGCTGGTGCTAAACCAATGAAAGCAATGGAAATTGCTGCAAAACTTACTGCATTTACATCAGGTCCTTATATAACTAAAATACAATATTCCAAGTAGGAGGTAATATGGCTGGAGTCAAAGGCAGGAGCGGCGGCGCTCATGGTGGCCCACAATATAATCCTATGAATGTTTCACCAAATGGAAGCAATGGTCAAATGGCTACTAGTACTCAAAAAGCAATGTATATCCCAGGTCAACCTTGGGGTCAGGGCCAATCAACTTTTAATACTGAAAAGTCTGCGCCTTTGGCTGGAGATACTACAGCAGGGGTTGCCAGTAATATTTCAGCAGCCTCACAAGGCGCACCACAACTTCCACCTATTCCGGGTTTAACTGATATTAATCATGGCTCAGATCCTACAGATGGCCTTGCTCATGGTTCACCAATAGGACCAGATGCTATCCCTCAACCTGCCATGGCAGTGCCTCAACCAGAACGTGCTATTCAAATGGTTCAGGCTATGTATATGATGGATCCGAGTAATAGAGATTTAGGTTATATGTTTGAAAATCTTGCGAAACAAGAGCGTGTATGAGTTTACCAGGAGTTGGCAAAGATGCCAATGGTTTACCTACGCTTATTGGTGTTGAGGAAAGGCAATTAACTCAACAGCAAGCCGACTATTCAAATACGCTTAAGGCTGCCCAATTAGTAACTGGACCAGATGGCGATAAACTTCGCAATCTTTTAGCAACCAATCCAACCGCTTCTGCTGGCCTTATAAGTGGACTTGCTAAAGTTGGCGCAATGCCAAATAATCCATTAGTTAATGCATTAACAGCAATTGATAAGCAAACTCAAGTTCAACGCCAATTGGATATTAAAAAAGAAAGCAACCGCATTTCAACAGATAAGTTTAATTCCACTCCAATTGGACAAATTTGGTCTGGCATTAAAGGTGTTGTAAGAGGACTAGCAGTTGCTGGACAAACTGGACTTGAAGTAGTTAGTGCTCCAATACGTCAAGGTATCAAAGACTATCAAAATGACACTGCAGGTAAAGGTGGATTTGGAAGTTTTTATACACACACTATTCCAACAGGATTAGAAGCATTGCCTGGACAAACAACATTATTTCAAGCAACTAAAGAATTAGTTCAAAGTGGTAAAGTAGATTTGGGTGCTGGCTTCTTCCCATCTGAAGAAACTGGTGCTGGATTTGCTGCTCGTCAAGAACAGATGAAGCAAGCAAAAGTAGCCTTTGAGGTTGGCGGAAAAACTTATTACCGTCCATATAGCGTATTTGATCCAGCAGCATATTTACTTACACTTGGTCATCCAGAAAGTTCTACTGCTAGAGTTATTACAGCAATTGGTGATATTGGATTAAGTGTGGCAACAGATCCAACACTTGCTTTTGGAAAATTAAAACAAGCAACAAAATTAGCCCAATTAGCATCAGAAGGTTCTACTGGACTTAAAGCCGCTAAATCTGCCAAAGAAGCGTCATTACTTAAGGCACAACTTGATGAAGCAGTTACGGCTGTAGATAATTCATTGAAACAAGTTCATGGTGCCAGTGCTGTTACTAAAGAACAAAAAACTGCTGCATATCTTAAGAATTATCAGAATATGGTAAAAATTAAAGATGAGTATGGCAAAATAAATATTGATTATGATGGCATTGCTTCATTCTTAAGTGGATCTGCTGGAACTCATATTATTGATACTATTGCCAATATTGATGACTGGCAAAAAATTCAAAAACTTGCAAAGGGACGTTTAACTGTTGAAGAAGCAGTGACGCTTGCAAAAGCAACAACTAGAGAAGAAGCACTTCAAGCAATTGCTCCCTTCATTGCAAATGGCAAAGTTATGCAAGGTGTTCTTGAAACTGGAACAACTACAACTCGTGCACTATCAAAAATTGTAAAAGGTAACTCACCTGTTGCAACCCAAACAATGCAGGGATGGGAAGCAAGTTCCCTTTCTAGAAAACCAATACATGATTTATTACAAGGTATTTCAAATAAATATCATGCTTATGTGCCAGATAAAGGTGGAACATTAGTACATATTTCTGATAAAGATAAGTTAGTAGAAACAGTTAATGGCGTAGCACGTTCTCTTAAATTAGATAATGCTACAATAAAAACTTTATTAGATACTATTGCCCTTTCATCAGATCCTACTGTTTCCGGATACACTGCCTCTGCAAAATTGTTTGATGCTGTATATGCAAAATATGCTGATAGATTTACTGGAGAGCAGTTAGATAAATTCAAAAATCTAACTAAAGTATTTGAAACTGAACGCAAAAATACTCAAGCCTACTGGGCAGAACAACATGCCAAAGGCTCAGATATTACTTTTATGGTATCTAATGGTAAACCAGTAACATTACATAGTTCTCATTTAGACTCTGAATTATTGAATTCATTTGTATATATTCCTTCTGGTGAAGAAATAACAAATTTTATTAAATCTGCTAAAAAATTTGGTGATCTTAGGGTAAAACTTGATGATGCCTTGACCCAAGGAACTAGTATTTGGAAAAAATCTGTGATGGTTCGGCCTGCATACATAACTAGAAATATTGCAGAAGAACAAATTCGCGTATTTGCTACTGGTCACTCATCATTCTTTAACCATCCTCTTTCTGCCATAGCAATGTTTTTGGGCAAAGATGATGGACCTAAATGGCGTGAATTATTAAACAAATTTGATAAAGTCCGTAATGATGTCTATGGAGATTCATTCAAGTCAGTATCTACTGCAGAAGATTTAAAATCAGAAGAAAAAGCAATGGATTTAATAAATCCATATGTTGATTTTATGGGAACCTCCCTAGTCGGTGCCAGCGGAGATGGCGAAATTAATAAAATTGTAAGAAACTTGGGATACCAAAAAGAAGTTTATGGACATCCACTATGGTGGGACGGATTTTCAAATCAAATTCGTATTCTTCACAATTCAGAATTTGTTCAAAGAGTGCTAGCAACTAAACCTGGACAAGAAGGAAGAACTGTAGATTACTTCCTAAAAGGTGGAGGCCGCAAAACTTTAGATTATTATTTAAAAAATAAAAGCACAGATGTTCAACAATTTTTAAATACAAAAAATGGTTTAATGCAATATCTATTTAAAGGCATTAATACTGATGGGCAACAAGCATCTGTTCTTGCTCGCATTGAAGAACTTGCTGGTGCGGGTGGAAAATCCTCAAGCATTATAAAGAAATTGCTTGCTGATGGAAAAGTAAAAATTGGTAATCAAACATTAGAGATTCCTGGATCTGCCAAGACTGCAGAAAATTCTATCAAAAATGCTTCTCAAATATCCAAAGGTCGTAAACCTTTAAATGATGCTCAAGCAGAATTTACAAAACAAATAAAAACTGCTTTTGAAAATACCGGCAATTGGGATAATGTTAAAATGACTGTCCCTACCCAATCATTTAAAAGAATTGGTGATAAAAAAGGTACAGTATCACAATTAGTTGATAAGTTTTTTGACACCGCTATAAAATTAGAAAAACTATCAACAATGGGTCCAGAGTGGCGTCAGTCATATTGGGATGCCATTCATAATGTAGTTGGTGCTTTAGATAAAGAGGCACTTGCTGCGCTTAGAGAAACTGCCCCTAAATCATTAGGACCTTTGCGTAATCCATTTACTGGAAGTAATATTGGAAGAACACATCCAGTATGGGAAAGAATGAAATACGCTGCAGGGGATGGAAATATTACCCTTGACGAAGCACACCAATATGCTGCAAATGTGGCAAATAAAACTGTATCAAATCTATTTTATGATGCTAGCAAAAAACGTTTATTGTTCCATCAATTACGTCTTATAGCACCATTTGGTCAGGCCTGGTTTGATACTATTCATGCATGGGGTAATTTAGCAAAAGAAAACCCACTTCAAATTTATAAGGCTACTAAAGCACTAGATTGGTTATCTTCTGCTGATTCATCAGCATTATATACTATGACAGATGCCAAGGATTACTATGATCCAAATCAAGGATTTTTCTTTAAAGATCCTACAACGGGTGAGCGTAAATTTTTTATGCCTTTTGCCGGAGCAGCATTAAACCTATTACAGGGAATGTCCGGACATCCTAGAACTAGTGGACCTTTTGCATTATCTGCAACTCCACAATCGTTTAACTTTGCTCTTGGTAATGGTGGGGTTATGCCAGGATTTGGTCCAGGCGTAAGTATCTCTGCGGCAGTTCTTGATGCCTTAGATAAAAACCCAATGAAATTACTTCCTGCGGGATTAGAAGAAGAAGCATATAGAGTATTATTTCCATTTGGAACCCCAGATCTTAAAAATAGCGGAATATTAAACTCTGCTCTTTTGAGTTCTAACTGGAGCAGAATTTTAAGTTCAGTATCTGGTGTAGAACCAGCATTTGCATCAGCATTTGCTCCATCTATGAATTACCTTGCTAATAGTAGTGATTACAATCTTGATGATCCAATGGATCAAAAACGATTGATTAAAGATTCATATAACCTTGCTAAATACTTTACAATGTGGCGTGGTATATTTGGTGCCTTTATGCCTATTCCATTCTCACTTCGCCCAGAAGCATTAGCAAAAAACAAAGATGGAAATACAGTTTTAGCCACTTCCTTATGGTCAGACTTTAAAAATCTTGAAAAGAATGCTGGATCAAATAAGAATAAAGCATATGCTGATTTCTTAGATACTTATGGTCCAGAACAGATATTTGCTATTATCAATACTACAACTAATCAAGAACCTACAAATCTACCTACTTATAACTTGATTAAACGTGATCCATCAGTTGTAGATAAATATTCAGATGTATATGGATTATTTTATCCTAACGGAGAACTATCTCAAGCACTTTATCGCTATCAACAACAGCGTGGTTCTTTTAGTAAGTTGGCACCTAAAGAAATAATGCAAAAGGCTACTCAAATTAGATACTATGCTGCTTTAGATAGACTTAGAACTAGATCTGCTGCCGAAGGCTGGGACAGTGCTGAATTTAAATCAGCAAGCCAATCTTTGTCTAAAGCATATCAACAAATGGATCTATCTTTTACGCTTGATACTGGACGCCATGATAGAGTAATTGCCCAATTAAAGGCTGCTGCTTATGATCCAAAGTTGGCTGATTCAGATGCTTTAACTGGTGTTCGTGATTATCTATATCTACGAGACCAAGCCATTAAGGCTAGTGGAATGACAACATTAAATAATGCAGCATCAGCACCACAAAGAACCTGGTTGGCTCAACAGGCACAAGATATTTTAAAACGTAATCCAGATTTCCAAAAAATATTTTATACATATTTTAAATCAGAGTTGGAGAAATAATGGCTGATCTAAGTAAAATCCCTCTTATAGGGGTTAATGGAAAACCAGAATCCAAATCTGCTAAAAAAGCACCAACTGTTAAGAAACCTAATGGGGCATTAAAGCCATCTGATTCTGCTACAAATGTTACTCCAGTTCCAAAGAATACTGCTAGCAAAAAAAGCATTAGTGGTTTGCCATTAGATATAAAGGTTAAAACTGGCCAAGGATTTACAACCCCTATATATACACCAGATTCTCCTCAAATAACATATAGTACCTTAGATAATGCTGGTAGAGCAAATCTTCTTTACCAAATGTCAAAAATTAAAGGATTATATTCTAAAAACGATCCATTGGCTGGGGCTACTGCTGAATCGTTTATTAGGAGTCAAGGCAATGCTGTAACATTTAGACCAGAAGATTTTGCTGCTCTTGGCAAACTTATGGCACATGCTGATCAATCTGGAAAAACTTATACAGATAGCATACAACAGTTTATATCTGCTCCAACATTAGCACAATCATATTTTGGAACTCCAACAACAGCAAAAAAAATAGTATTATCTAATCCAACAGACTTACAACTTGATATTAATAATAAATTTATGGATATGTTTGATACTCCAGTTGATAAAAAAACTGCTCAAGCATATTCTAATGAAGTTCTTAAAGCAGAACAAAGTGTTGGCGGTGCTAACAATTTAAGTCAAACCGCAATTGAAAGTATATTTCATAAATATATTGTTAATAAAGCAAATACTTTAATTAATGCTGCTACAACTCCAGATGGAAAAACTCAAAAAATAACTGCTGGAGCATTTGGAACAACTATAAATAAAATAAGATCAGCCTATGCCGATAACTATATTACGGCTGATGATAAAAAAGTTTATAAAGATGCTATTGATGCCACTCGCAGTTCACAAGCACTTCAAAATACTTTGCAAAATATATCTGTAAAAGCAGCACAGTACTACCCTGCTATAGCAGATGGTATTAAAAATGGACAATCTGTTTCAGATTTATTAGATGCTCCTATTTCATCTTATGCCACAACATTTGGGATTAAAGCAAATCAAGTTCCACAAAATTTTCTTTCAAAAATTGCTGGTGGTACAAGTATCCTTCCTAAAGAAGAAGTTGATAAAGTAATTTGGAATTCTGATGGAATTGAAAAAACACAGGCATATCAACAGATGCGGGCTAATGACATGAGAACTATGATTCAAACATTTGGATTGGGGCCTATTTAAATGGCAACCCCATATAATCCAATGTCTGGTAACCCATTTGTTAATGCAGTGGGTTCAACTAAAACAACACCAGTAAAAGCGGCACCAACACCTGCCGTAGGTACTCCATTTGGTCAGGCTGGTGGCAATACGGGTCCTATTACTTCTACAGTATCTCCGCAACAGGCTGCTGATAATTTAGCAAGGCAAGTAAAAGGTCTTCAACAATCAGCGCCAGGCATTATTAAAGAAAATACCAATGCTACTAATGCAAATAATACCGAAGCAGATATTTTACAAAAACAAATAGATGCAATGGATTCTGGATCAGATCCAATTACTCAATCTGTTAGTCAGGCATTTACATCATTAAATGTTCCTGGTTATAAAGTGATAACTAATGCTACTAAATCACTAGCAGATGCTCAATTTGATATTATGATTAGCCTTATGAGCCGTTATAATATATCTAACCTTGCTGAGGCTTTTGGAAAAATTCGTAAAGATTATCCAGATATATCAAGTGCAGATGCTATGGATTTGCTTCGTTATGATTCACGATATAATGCTGATTATACTAAACGTTTTTCTGGAAATCAAATAAGAGCCAAAAATGGTTTTGGTATGATTGATGAAAAGACATATCTTGAAATGGAACAAGGATATTCTCAACTTTTTAAAAGTTACAATTTAAATACCTTTGATAATACAGGGCAATATGAACAACTAATTGGCAACAATGTGGATGTTGTATCTGCCGGAAAACGCATTTCTCTTGCTTATGATAGAGTTCTTCATGCCGATAAAGGCACACTAGATGCTTGGCAACAATTCTACCCACAACTTTCCACATCAGATTTAGTTGCTACAATGTTAGATCCAAAGAATCAATTACCTATTATGGAACGCAAAGTACAGGCTGCTGAAATTGGTGGAGCCGCACTTTCTCAAGGACTTAATGCCTCACTAGCACAGTCAACAATTATGGATAATCGTACTAGTGGATATAGCAATGTAACTGGTGGAACTATTGGTGCTGAAACTATTGCTAATAGTGGGGAAACTCTAGCGGGAGCGAAAAAAGATTATCAACAAATTGCTACTGAGTTACCAATAGCAAATAAACTTAGTTCCATATATGGTGGTCAGTTAGCCCAATATGGACAGCAAGAATCAGAAAAAGCAAATATTCTTGGAATGGCTTCTGAAAAACGTAAATTAGAATTGCTAGCAGCCAGAGAGCAAGCAGGTTTCCAGGGAACTAGTGGTGCTTCTAAGGGAGCATTCTCTACCCAATACCTAAATCGTCAGTCAGAATCTGGCGCGTTTTAACTAAATTCCCGACATGGATCTATCGGCCCCATGCGGTGTATTAGTCCGATAGCAAGAGCCAAACCATTTCCCCGAATGAATTTGAGGCTTGCGACTAACAACGAATAGAAGGGTGGGTTGCTATGAGCAACAACTACTGGGATGAAGACGAAGACGACCAAGATACCGACTTGGATGTACAGATGGATGGAAGCGATTTACTTAAAAAGTTGCGGAAAGCCAAACGTTCAGATGAAAAACGTATCAAAGAACTTACAGAGCAACTTGAGGGTTTATCCAAGGTGCAGCGTGAGCGTACAGTCAAAGAAGTCCTAGAAAAGAAGGGCGTAAATGCTAAGGCGGCTCGCTTAATTCTTAAAGACATTGATGATGTCAGCGAAGATTCAGTTAATAACTGGCTCGATGACAATGCAGAATTGTTTGGAATTAAAGTAGATGCCCCAGAGCCAAAAGCAACAGATAATGATCGTGCAGCCTTGCGTCAGCAAGATGCCGTTACAACTAGTGCTTTTACCCCTGACCGAATGGAAGATTTAAATATGCGAATTGATAGTGCGGATTCTATGGACGCGCTATTAGATATTCTCCGTTCGTAATAATATCATAGTTTAACTTAATCACCTTGGAGGTGACACAATGGCAAACGTCTACACAACAACAGGTTCTTCCTCTCTTGGAGGTACCTCTGGTGGCGCTGGTCTAGTTCAAAAGGCTTATGATCGTCTTTTGGAATTCGCTCTCCGTTCTGAACCACTTATTCGTTCAGTCGCAGACAAGCGCCCAGCAAAGCAAGCAATCCCAGGATCAACTGTAGTTCTACAGAAGTACGTTGACCTAGCAGCAGTAACTGGAACATTGACAGAAGATGTCGATCCAGATGCAGTTGCATTATCTACACCAACATCTGTAACCATCACTCTTGCAGAGTATGGTAACTCAGTACTTGTTACACGTGCTTTGGAACTATTCAGCCTTGCTGACGTAGATCCAGCAATTGCTAACATCATCGCATTCAACCTTGCCGATTCAATCGACGGCGTTGCAATGACTGCACTTCGCGGTGGAACTAACGTAATTTACTCAGGTTCTACAGCAACATCAACAGCAACAGTTACTGCTGCTGCAACACTTTCTTCTGCTAACGTCCGCAAGGCCGTTGCAAAGTTGCGTGCTGGAAAGTCTATTGCTCGCAAGGGCTCACTATACTGGGCTGGTATCCACCCAGAAGTTTCACACGATCTTCGTGCAGAAACAGGCTCAGCAGGCTGGTTGCTCCCTAACCAATATGGTGCTGCACAAGACCGTATTTGGGCAGGAGAAATCGGTAACTACGAAGGTGCATTCTTTGTTGAATCACCACGTCTATACAATGCTACAGACGGTGCATCATCTGCACGTAACTACCGTACAATCATCGCTGGACAGCAAGCACTTGCAGAAGCAGTTGCTGAAGAGCCACATGTAGTAATCGGACCAGTAGTTGACAAGTTGATGCGTCACCGCCCAATGGGTTGGTACGGCGTACTTGGCTTTGCTCGCTACCGCGAAGAAGCACTATACCGAATCGAATCAGGTTCATCAATCGCTTCCTAAGTTGATTGAAAGTAGGCCAGGGGTGCAAATCCCTGGTTTACATTAAGTTCATTAAGGAGAGCAATGGCATTTTATACATTTGTTACACCTACAGTATCTGAAGGTCCAATTGGTGATCATCGTTTATTTTATTTTAGAAAACAGAATAAAGGTCTTACTATAGTAAAAAGTGGATCAACTTATTCTCAAATAAGAAACCCGGTAGATGAAGATCTTTTGGCTTATACAGCAGTTTATAGGGGTGGGTATAACCATACCGTAGATGATACTATAAAGGCCGAACTCATAGCAGGTGGGGTTGGGGTAACAGAAGCAAACTTTAAGTTGCAATAGGGGGCATATGAAACATTGGGAGTATCACCCAGAATACCAAGATAATTGCTTTGGTTGTAAAGCATCTGGTTTACAAATGAATACAGGGGATGCCACAAGAGATATCCCAGATAAAAAATGGACAGCAGAATTGCAAGCCTACAGGGACGCAAGATCTCAGGGAATGCAACCAGCAGGAACCAGTATGCGGCATATTCAGGAAGCATACAAAGCCTCAGAGACTTTAGGCAAAGCCTATAATTCTGAGACTATGCCTAAAGCAAAAGATATAAATAAAAAATCCGCAGCAGTACTTAAAGAGATCGGGCAAATATAATGGCTAAAGTAGAAACATACGCATCAAAGAGCGCAATGAAGGCTCATGAAAAAAGCGAAGGTAAGAAGATGGCAGCATTCGAAAAGAAGAATAATGTCAAAGATGTAATTAAATCATCTGCTAAAAAGTCTATGGTAAAGAAGATGGGCAAGAAGAAGTAAATGGCAAGTTATCTAGAAAATTTGATGAAGGAAGCCAAAGATTTAAAAAAGGCTATGGATAAAACTTCAGAAAATTCTTACAAAGGTAGCACATATCCACCAAATGATATGGCTCAAGGTGGCAAAGGTCGAGAGTTTTACCGAGGTCAAGCAAATGCTTCTCGCCAAAACCAAGATTCACAATTTGGTCAAATGATTGGTGCTCTTACACAAGGTCGCCGTTATGATGATAAAACAGGAAATCAAATTAAAACTACTAAGAAAGGCAAGAAATAATGGCAATTGATAAAAGCAAATGGGATTTAAAAACAAAAGTATCTCAAGGCACAATAGATCAAATTAAAAAAATGGGAATGACTGCTGCTCTTAATAGTGTTAAGGGCGCAAACTCGGCTGCCAAACAAGATTCAACAGCAAAGGCTTTTGCAGAAGGCGTTCGTCGCTTATATGGTGATACACGTTTCCAAAATGCTGTTAATAAGCCAAGTGCTTCACCTGGCCCACTAGGAACAATTGGTCAAGGTCAATATGGTGTTAATAAACCTAAAGCCTCAGCCCCAAAATACAAGATATGAAAGTTAATAAACCTAAAGGTAAGGCCATCAAAGTCAATCTTGAAAAGATGGGCATTGTAGCCAAGCAACCTAAAAAGAAAACTGGTCCTGTAGTTAACAGACCAGCCAAAGACACTAGAGCAGGCAAAGGAATATAAATGGCAAAAGTAACAATTACTAATCTTAATTCTCGCAATAATGCGAAAGATCATTCTTCAATTTCACCATTTCATAAGCCAGGTTCAAAGCCAGGTCCCGCACAGGCTTATGTCAAGAAACCAACAAATTCAATGGACAAGGCATATAACTCAAAGCAGATGTAAGTAGGGACAATCATGACAGCAGCATGGACACGTAAAGAAGGCAAGAACCCCAAGGGAGGCTTGAATGCTAAGGGTAGGGCATCCTATAAGGGTGGCACTCTAAAAGCCCCTGTAAAGGCTGGAGACAACCCTAGAAGGGCATCTTTCCTAGCCCGCATGGGTAGCATGCCAGGACCTGAGCGTAAACCTAATGGCGAACCTACACGGTTGCTATTGTCTTTAAATGCTTGGGGTGCTAGTTCAAAGGCTGATGCCAAGAAAAAGGCAGCAGCAATATCTGCTAGAAATAAAAAGAAATAGAAAAGGTGGGGACAATGCAAGAGACAGTATCTATCGCTTGGTGTGATAATGGCATGGTTGATGGAAAGTTTATGCAAGGCGTAACAGATGTAATGTTAAAGTCTGGAATAAATTTTACTTCTACTTTGCGAAGTCAAGGCAATCAAATTGCCAGACAAAGGCAAACAGTAATTGAATATTGGTATGAAAAATCTAAGTCTGATTGGCTATTGTGGGTAGACTCAGATGTTGTAATTAGTCCAGAAAAATTTAAGTTACTTTGGGATAATAAAGATGCAGTAGAACGCCCACTAGTAACTGGTGTTTATTTTACAACAGATAACCCAGAAGAACCTTTAATGATTCCTATGCCAACAGTTTTTAGTTTTACTAATAAAGGTGATGGATCTTTTGGATTAACTAGAATGCATCCACTACCAAAGAATCAACTTATTAAAGTAGATGCAGCGGGATTTGGATTTATCTTAATGCATCGTAGTGTAGTTGAAAAAGTTAAAGCCGTAGCACCAGATGGTCAAATGTTTATGGAAATGGGAAGAGGCACTAAATTTATAGGTGAAGATATCTTCTTCTTTGCCCTATGTGATACCGCCGAAGTTTCATTGTACTGCCATACAGGAGCAACTGTTCCTCATATGAAACGATTCTCATTTGATGAACATTATTATGCAGCATTTTTTGCTGGTGAAGAAAAAAAATCAAATCTTATATTACCAAAACATCATAGAAAGTAGCAATCAATGGCAACAGGTAGACCAGGTAGCACTCTTGTAGAAGAGTTAAATCGTCTTGCCTTCGGTGGAACATTACCACCAAAGACACAATGGTTAGATGATGATGGCGCAGCAAATAAACTTGCCGGTACATCTGGACTTGCTGCTACTGGTGCTTGTAATATCTATGCAAATTTACCTATTGGTAAATGGCAAGATCTACAAGGCGCATGTAATGCTATTGCTGGTACTGTCGGTTTAGGGGCAGCCGAAGCACTTAGAAGGGTAAATATGTAATGAGTGCTAAACATAATTTAGTATGTGAACAAGGAGCAACTTTTACCTTTAATTTTACTATTAAAACAAGCGATACTGCTTGGAATCTTACAGGCTATACCGCCACAATGACTATTCGACCATTTATTGGATCTACAACAACTACAGTATCTGCAACCAATGCCAATGGAAAAATTGTTTTAGGTGGTACTGCTGGAACCGTTGCAGTTACTTTAAGTGCAGCAACTACTGCAGCGATTGATGCTGGACAATATGTATATGATTTTATCCTTAACTCTGGCACTGTTGTTACAAGATTGCTTGAGGGTAAGTTTGTAGTAACAGCATCGGTGACTTCATGAGTGAAACTGTTGTAATTGTTCAACAAGCAGCAACTAGCGATATATCTGTAAATGTTAGTCCATCAACAGATGCTATTGATGTTATCGTTGAACCAATTTCTGTTCCAGATACAACAGTTGTAGTAGCAAATGATCAAGGTCCCCAGGGTATTAAAGGCGATACTGGAGCGACAGGACCAGCCAATACATTAACAGTTGGAACAGTTGCTAGTGGTTCAAGTGCAGCAGCAACAATTACTGGAACAGCCCCAACACAAACTTTAAATTTAACTTTACCTAAAGGTGATACTGGATCAGCAGCAACTATATCAGTTGGCTCCACAACAACTGGTGCTGCTGGATCTTCTGCATCTGTAAGTAACTCAGGCACAACTAGTGCTGCTGTATTTAACTTTACAATTCCCGTAGGTGCCACAGGAGCAACTGGTGCTACTGGCGCTACCGGCGCTACTGGTGCTACTGGACCACAGGGAATTCAAGGAAATACTGGTCCCACTGGCCCTACTGGACCACAAGGAACTCAAGGCATTCAGGGAACTAAGGGTGATACTGGATTTACGGGACCCAAAGGTGATACTGGAAGTACAGGTAATACTGGGCCTGGTAACGTTCTTTCAATTGGAACTGTTACTGGTGGTGTATCTGCAAGTGCAACTATCACTGGAACAACACCTACACAGATACTTAACTTAGTCTTACCAAAGGGCGATACAGGTGCTACGGGTCCCACAGGATCCACTGGAGCCACAGGGGCTACGGGTGCTGCAGGCACTAATGGAACTAATGGCACAAATGGAGCAGCCGCAACAATCGCTGCTGGAACTACAACAACAGGCGCAGCGGGAACCAGCGCAACAGTAAGCAATAGCGGAACTTCTAGTGCTGCCGTATTTGATTTTACCATTCCAAGAGGCACCAACGGCACTAATGGCACTAATGGCATTGATGGTACTGCTGCAACTATAACTGCGGGCAGTACTACTACTGGTGCTGCGGGTACATCTGCTAGTGTAACTAACTCTGGTACATCAAGTGCCGCAATCTTTGATTTTACAATTCCACGTGGAGCAACTGGTGCTACAGGTGCAACTGGTGCTGCAGGTACTAATGGTACCAATGGAACAGCAGCAACTATTACAGTTGGAACTACCACAACAGGTGCAGCAGGAACTTCGGCGACAGTTACAAACTCAGGAACTTCTGGCGCGGCAATTTTTGATTTTACAATTCCGCGTGGTGCAGCAGGAACAAATGGAACCAACGGTACTAACGGAACTAATGGTACAAATGGAACAAATGCAGTTTACGATACAGACCAAGCCGTAATTTCAATGCAAGTATTCGGATAGGAATATAAATGGCAACATATACAAAGGTATTACTTTCAGCGTCATCACAAGGGCAACCAATAACTGTTGTCCAAACTGCCTCAACTGGTACAACTATCCACGCAACAGGAACTTCATCATCAGTTATTGACGAGATTTGGCTATATGCCAATAACACTTCAACATCTCCTGTCTTGCTTACAGTTCAATTTGGCGGTACTGGCTCGGTTCAAAACGCCAAGCCAATTACTCTTGCGCCACAATCAGGCGATGTTCTAATTGTTGCTGGACTTCCGCTAACAGGCGATGGCACAAACGCGACAACAACTCGCGCATTTGCCGCAACTGCCTCAGTAGTTACAATTTCAGGTTATGTAAACAGGATTTCCTAGTGGCTAATCCAAACCGCAGAGGCTCATCAGGTGAGCCAACTAGAAACTCTATGCAGGGCGGTAACTATACGCCTTGGACTAATACCCACTTTGTTCTGCCTTATGGCTTGCGTTTACAACAAACCAAAAATGCTGGCGATACAACAGTAACCATCCCCGCAGGTATTACTTGGGTCTATGCCATTGCCGTTGGTGGTGGCGGTGGTGGTGGAATTACTGGATTGGTTGCAACTGGCGGTGGCGGGGCAGGTGGAGTCGCTTGGGGTTGGACAATAGCAACTTCTTCTTGTGTTGTTGGAACTGGTGGTGGTGGTGCTACTAACGGTAACTACACACGCTATGGAAATATAATTGCAGGCGGTGGTGGGCCTAACTCTGCTAGTGGCTTTTTAGGTGGAGCAGGTGGTGGTGGTAGCCTCACCGCCGTAGGTGGCGCAACAAATTATTGGGGAATTCCAGGTGCTTCCACTTCATCAGGAAATGGAAACTCAGGGTCAGGTGCGGGTGGTGGTGTTACAGCCAATACAAATGGAGCAACTGCTGGCTCTGGTGGTAATGGAATTTCAGGTGGCGGTGGCGGGCAAAGTTATGGAGCGGGTAGCGCAACAAATACTGGCGGTGCTGGTGGTAATGGTTTAGCGGGCGGTGGTGGTGGAACTGGTTTGCTATCAACTGGAACTGGCACTCCCAATGTTGGCGGTAATGGCGGTAATGGAATAAACATTCTTACTAATACAGCAACAACAGGTGGAAGTGGTTTTTCTGCTGCTTCAGGCGCAATTGGCAGAGGTGGTGGCGGTGCTGGTATAGCAGGTAATGGAAATCCAGCAACTTCAACAAATGGTGGCAATGGCGGTCTTGGTGGCGGTGGTGGCGGCGCATCAACAACTTCAGGCACGGCTGGCAACGGCGGCGCAGGAATCCTTTACCTTTTTTACTAGGAGTAAACTATGAGTGCTTCTATATATAGCAATTCACAAATTTCTGATTCGCCTTATGGGCTAAAACTGCAACAAACAATTACAGGTAGCGGTGCTATGGGTACGGCAACTGGTTCTTCCGTAATCCCTGCAAGCATTCAAAGAGTTTACGCAGTTGTTATTGGCGGTGGTGGGTCAGGCGGCTCTACGGCTACTGGTGGTGGTGGCGGTGGCGGGGCAGGCGGATATTCTGCTGGTTGGACTTATGTTTCAAATACCGTAACTGTCGGTGCGGGTGGAACAAGTTCTGTAAGTGCTACTGGTAAGCCTGGAGAGCCAAGTGTTTATGGGATAGTTTTTGCTGGTGGCGGTTCAGGCGGCCCTGCGTCTGGTTCTGGAGGCGCTGCTGCTGGAGCAACAACTGTTGGAACAAGTACTCAAACTACTTCAACTATTTCTTACACGGGAGCGCCCGCTGTAACAGGTGTAGTAGGTGCTACTGGTGGAACTGGCTATGCCGCAGGTGGACAGACTGCTGGTGCTTCAACAGGTAATACTGGTGGATCGGGTGTTTGTTCTGCTGGTGGAAGTGGCGCAACAGGAACAACTGGAACAATAACTGGTGGAGCTGGTGGTAGTGGACTAATTACTGGCGGCGGTGGTTCTGCGGGAACATCAGGTTTAGCAACAGGCGGCGCTGGTGGTCAGGGCGATTTCTTTGCTGGTGGTGTAGGCACATCAGGCACAGGAACATCTTTTGGTGGAGGCGGTGGTGGAGCAGGAATTTCGTCTGCTGGTTCTGACGCTTCTGGTAAAAATGGCGGTAATGGTGGATTAGGCGGCGGTGGTGGTGGCGGTGCTTCTACTGGTGGCACTTCTGGTGCTGGTGGTCGCGGCGAAGTAAGACTTTATTACTAAGGAGTAAATTATGAGCCTATCCATTTACAGCAATCCTTCATTTACTGATTCTCCTTATGGGTTGAAATTGCAACGCACAATTACCGCAACAGGAACAAATACAATTACAGATATTCCTACTGGTATCAACCGAGTTTATGTAGTTGTTATTGGCGGTGGTGGCGCAGGAAGCACTCAAACAACTGGTGGTGGCGGTGGTGGCGGTGCTGGTGGTTATTCCGCAGGCTGGACTTATGTTACAACTTCCGTAACTGTTGGAGCAGGTGGCACAGGAACTTCAACTGCGGGTGCTGGTGCAAATGGCGGTTCAAGTATTTACGGAATGGTTTTTGCTGGCGGTGGTTCTGGTGGACAAAATAGCGTTTTTGGTGGTTCTGGTGGTGGAGCAACAACTTCAACTGGTGCTACTTCAACTATTTCTTATACTGGAGCGCCAGGCGCGTCGGCATCAGTTGGTTATGCTGCGGCAAATGGTAACGCTGGTGTTTCAAGCGGAGGCGGTAGTGGAAGTGCAACAACAACTGGAACGCAAACTGCAAATGCTGGCGCTCAAGGGCTAATTACTGGTGGTGGCGCAGCCGTAGGAACCGCAGGTTTAGGCACAGGCGGTAATGGTGGAACTGGCGATTTCTTTGCTGGCGGTAATGGTTCATCAGGCACAGGAATTACTTTTGGCGGTGGTGGTGGCGGTGCTGGAATTTCTAGTGCTGGTATTGACGCTTCGGGTAAAAATGGCGGTAACGGCGGAGATGGTGGCGGTGGTGGGGGCGGCGCTTCCACATTAGGAACTGCTGGCTCTGGTGGTCGCGGCGAAGTAAGAATCTATTTCTAAGGAGAAACTATGGCTATAAAATACGAATACAGTTCAGATTGTTGCAACCATTTCTATATTGAAATACGCAACCCTGAAGATCAGCAAGTAATGACTAAATGCAATATCTGCGGGCAGGGCGATTATGTCTTGACGGCGCAGACGGAAGAACAATCCCCAACAGTTTCGGAGTAGCTCTCAATGGCAATTTACAATCAAGGTGTTGCCTATAACGCAGCCGGAGTTACTTATAACTCAGCATCAACTGCTTATACGGTTAGTTCGTCTATTGCCATTTCTTCAACTGCCACAGTTTTAGCAACACTCCTTACTCTTACAGGAGCATCATCTTCTTTTGCTGCAAACCTTACGGCAGATGCTAGCGTAACTAGATATTCTCAAACATCAAATAATTTCATAGTAACCCCAAGTGCAAATGCTTTTCAAAATTCTTATCTTTCAACTTCATCTCCAATCACAATTACTCTTGCAACTGATGTTGTAAAAAACCAAACTGCAAGTTCATCAACTCCAATAAATGCAACCATTGCAACTGATGGTGTAAAAAACCAAAGCATAAGTTCATCAACGCCAGTAACTGCAAATCTTTCGGCTTCAATAATATTTGCAAAATTTGCCAATTCATCAGCACCAATAACTGCAACTGTTACTTCGGCTGTAAACAAGACAGTTGTATCTGATTCATCAACCGCAGTATCTGCCGGACTTACTGCTAGCGCTTCTGTAAATAGTTTAGTTAATACAAATACAAACATAAGCGTTAATTTGCCAGCGACTGTTTCATTAAACGTGTTGGCTAATTCATCTTTAACAGTTACAACTTTATTTTCTGCCAAAGTAAAGAAATCTAACCAATTTACCGATCACGATATTGTGGTATTTGGTGAGGTAATGCCTCGCCGTTGGTCAGGTTTGATAGCTGACCCAAGATGGGTAGGGCAAGTAGCCGATCAAAGAAACTGGGAAGGTACTCTCCTGACTAAGCGTTGGGCTAGTGGTATCCTTGTGGATCGTAATAAGTTTGCGACATTAGCCGATAGGCGATGGGAAGGAACCCTTCAATGACCAATATCTATCCTCGGGAGAGCGTAGAATTTCAACCTGTTCTCATCACCTTAGACAACACGGTTATCACTACCGCAGTTCAATTTGCAGTCCTTACAACCACAGATAGACCACAAACCTCAGACTGGTTTGATGCGACCCTTTTAAGTGGCGCTACAGGCTTTCTAACCGGCACTTACGCTAAGGGAACTTGGAAAGTATGGGCGCAAATCACCGACTCGCCAGAGATTCCTGTTATAGATTGTGGTAGTTTTCAGGTATCATAATTTCGTTGCGCCCCTGACCCTCACAAGTCCGATCACTTGTGGGGGTTTTTCTTTGCGTGTCGGAGATATATCTGCCGTAATCTGTTAGCCTTCGTTCAACCATTAGAAAGGGTTGAACAATGATTGATAAAATTCTTGAAGATCGTCAAGAACAATACGGCGATGCCGAAGTCAATTTCTCAATAACTGGTCGTATCTGGGGCGCTATGCTTCAGACTGACGATATTCCTGCTTGGCAAGTGGCGCTAATGATGGATGCTTTTAAATCCGTTAGGTGTATTGCTAATCCTTATCACCAAGATTCTTGGCAAGACAAACTTGGATACATACGCCACGGTATTACAATGATAGAGGCATAATGGGATTACTCGATGATCTAAATAATCCTGCTAACTTTCTACATTCCAGCAGAGGCAAATGTACATTTTGTACATTTTTGGAAGTTTTGCCCAAAGAAGAAAAAGATTTAATAACCGAGCG